GATATGCCCGTGGGTTTCTTTGCTCTCAGTCCAATGCCATCGGGTTTTGGAGATCAGATTATTGCAACAGAGACAATGTGGTTTGCTCTTCCCAATATGCATGGGGTAGGGCCTGCCTTGTTTGAGGCGGCTTGTGCTTGGACTAAGGCTAATGGGTGTAGTCATCTAATGACAACTGCCAGCAAATTGGCGTCTGATCTGCACGATAAGGTGGGTCGTTTTTGTTTGCATGCAGGATCAAAACATTTTGAAACCATCTACTTATTGGAGATTGATTATGGGCTTGTCAAAAATGATTGATTCTTTATTGGGTCGGAAGATGATAAAGGTTGTCCCTGAGAAGGCTTCTGACCCTGCTGCCATTCCTGAGACAGGAGGAGATCCTCTCGATGCTCTAAAGCGTCGAAAGAAGAGATCAGGCAGGACAGACACCATTCGAGCAGGTAGTCTGATTCCGACAGATACCGGCACTAAAAGCCTATTAGGATAACTATTATGGTAGATCCACAGCAAGAAGCCAAAGAGGCCATTTCCCTGCGAGACAAAGCCCTTGCCAAGCAACAGCCCACCCGTGGTATGTGGCAATCCATTTCAGATTTAATCTTTCCGCAGACGTATGGCATTACTACCAAACGGTCAGATGGACAAGAATTGATGCTGAATATCTATGATTCGACAGCCATTCAAGAATTAGAGAATATGGCATCCGGGATCGCGTCGAATCTATTTCCTCCGGGTCAGAAGTTCTTTAAATTCAAAGTACCTCTCCGGGCCGGAGACGACCAGGATGCAGCAGATTATCTCTATTATCTGACTGAGGTGCTGCACGAAGAGGTCTTCAATAGCAATTATCTGAGTCAGACAGGCAATACAATTCAGTATTGGGCAGGGTTTGGCACCGGAGCTAATTATTGCGATTGGACCGTGGCCGATGGGCTCAATTTTCGGGACTATGCTATTGGTACATACCAGTGCTTGGAGAACTCTAAAGGCGTTGTTGATACCATGATCCTGACCATGCCGATGACGGCAAGGCAAATCAAACAGGAATTTGGGGAAGGCAAGGCGTCTTTGGGTCCGTCTGTGGATCGTGCCCTAGATCCAAATGCGAATAATCAACATGATGAGTTTAATGTAGTGTGGATTGTCCGGCCCCGTAAGGATCGGGATGACAGCAAGATCGACAATAAGAACATGCCTTGGGAGTCTTTGTACGTCAATGAGAAAGATCAGATTGTTTTATCCGAGGGTGGATTTGATGAGTTCCCGTTTGCGGTGCCTCGATACACAGTGCTGTATCGTGAGGTATACGGACGGGGCAGGGGTACAATGCTGCTACCAGAAGTCCGCACTCTAAACCGCCTAGCTAAGGACTATCAGGAGATGTCTAATAAGTGGGTCAATCCACCTAGGGAGATCCTTGATACTTTCGAAGGACAGGTGGATGTAACCCCCGGAGCAGAAAATTTTGTGACCCAAATGGACTCCATTAGGCCCATTAATATGGGGGCCAATGGTGCCTATCCTATCACAAAGGATATCTTGGAATACAAACGAGAGGGCATACGGCAGGGCTTTTACAAGAATGCTTTTGAGCCTATCTCGGGACTGACGGGAGATCGTCGTAATACGACTGAGATCGTTGAGAGATTGCGTGAAGGACTTAAAAAAGCCACTAGGCCCTTTGGTAGGCTATTTATTGAATTACTGACTCCACAGCTCACCAGAGCTGCTCTGCTGTTGATTAGGAATAGAGTAGTTGAGGCACCTCCCGCCAGTTTGCAAGGCAATTTGATGCAACTCAGATTCATCAATCCTCTTGCTCTCGCTTTGGAAGACCAGCAAGCTCGTGGCGGACAGCAGTGGGTTGCTGCCCTAAGCGAAGTTTCTCAGATCTTCCCAGGCGTTACAGATAATGTTGATTCTGATCAGTGGGCTAGGAGTTTGGGGGAGAGTTGGGGAGTCGAAGGCAAGATTATTAAATCCATTGACGAACGAGATCAGCAACGTCAATTGAAGGCAGAGGCAGCAGCACAGCAAGAACAGATGGAAATGTTACAGGCAGGTGCTAATGCGTATAGTCAGACTACCAAGGCTCCGGAGCCGGGCAGTCCGACTAATCCAGGATAATCAGCAAAAGGAGAGTAATGCTTAGAAAACGCCAGTTAATAATTGACTATCAGCAGAAGTTTGGAGACGAGCAAGGTGCTCGGATTTTGAAAGATCTTCGCAAATTATGCGTCATGTTTGATAGGCCCGTTAAAGGAGGAGATCCCGTAGCCTTATCTATTATGATAGGAGAATCAAACGTCATAAAGCACATTTATCGCATGCTGGGGAAAGATCCAAATGCCCCTGAGCAATCAACAGCAATCAATATAACATCAGAAACAGGAGAGTAGAATATGCCAGAACCTATTGCAGGTCCAGTCGTAGCCCCTGTGGCTCCCGTAGATCCCGTCGTAAATCCCGTCGTAGCCCCCGTGCCCACCGTGGCTCCCGTAGATCCCGTCGTAGCCCCCGTGGCTCCCGTGGCTCCCGTGGCTCCCGTGGCTCCTGTGGCTCCTGTTAATTTGCTGGATGTCGCAGGCCTCGTGAAGCCTGACGGTAGTTTTGTCGCTGATTGGCACAAGTCCGATAAACTACCGGAAGAGGTTCGGGGATCAGAGTCTTTGGCAGTGATCAAAAACCTATCTGATTTGGCGAAAAGGACGGTTCATGCAGAAAAGATGGTGGGTAAGAATAAGATCGCGGTGCCCAAAGCAGATGCAGACCCTGCCGAATGGGCTGCGTTTAATGAAGAGATCAGCAAAGCCAATCCGGCGTATGCCAAACCCTCGACAGCGGACGAGTATAAATTCGACGTACCAGAGGGCTTGGAGACGTTATTTACAGACGAAAGAATGACACAAAGCAAGGAACTGGCCCACAAGATCGGTGTGACCCAAAGTCAATTTGAGCAATTCATGCAGGCTGATGCTGAGGCATCAGTTGCCGCCCAGGCTGTTGCTGAACAAGAGCAGAGCAGAATCCATGATGAGAATGTCTTGGCCTTAAAGAAAGAATGGGGAGAAGCATACGCAGAGCGACAACACGTTGTTAAGAGGGTGATTGCTGAGGCTTTTGGCTCTAATAAGACAGGAGAAATGGATTTTCTACAAAAGTATGCTGGAGATCCTGATTTTGTACGATTTGCTGCCACAATCGGAGCCCGCATGGTAGAGAGCAAGGCCCTGGTGGCTGAACTGACACAGACAACCCCTCATGAGTCTTTGCAAAAGATCAAGGATCTCAAGGCGACTCCCGGATACTTGTCTATGGCGTCCGATATGACAGCAGAGCAAAGAACGGAAATAACAAAACAGATCCGAGAGCAATACACTATCGCGTATCCGGATCAGAAATAGTGTATTTTTCTTGACAAATAGAATAAGTTAGGTTAGGCTGACAATTAGCAGGGACCCTGCCCTAGAGGCAGGCCTGCCATCAGTCATGATGAAAAATACGGAAACCAAAAGGGTTTCCTTGTTTTAAATGACACGTCTATCAGACGATAAATGACAGGCGAACCTTGGGTGTTCAAGACACTTCTGCCGACGAAACTTGAACATTTTTGAACCAAGGAGCCTAAACATGGCACTCCCAAGTACAATTGATACCGCCTTTGTGCGGCAATACAGCTCAATGCTGTATAGTTTAGCCCAGCAGCAGAAGTCTAAATTCATCATGCATACCCGACAAGAGGGTTGTCAGGGTGAGTCAAAGTCTTTTGATCGCTTGGGTGAGGCAGTGGTTGAGGAAGTCACCACTAGACACCCCGACACCCCGAACAATGAACAGCCCCACACTCGTCGGTGGGTTACACCGACCAACTACCATACCAATTCGTATGTCGATAATGCCGATAAATTGGCCATGATAATCGACCCGACGAACGAGTATGGCCAGAACCAAGCACGATCACTGGGACGACAGTCTGATGATATCTTTGTTGCTGCCGCTCTTGGTACTGCTGCTGCTGGAGTGACTCCGACAACCGCGACTGTAGCGTTTAAGGACGAGTCAATCAGCATTAATGGAGATGGTTCTGTTACTTCTCTCGGCACTATAGCGGCTCCGGGTACTGAAGTGGCTATCACTTTGGCAAAAATTGCCACGATGCAGCAAATCTTTGATGACGAGGATGTGGATGATGAGATCCTTCGTTTTTGGGCCATTAGTCCGAAAGATGTTCGGGACATGCTTCAATTGGCGGCCCTAACGTCTTCTGACTATGTGAGTCTCCGACCGCTTGAGACGGGCAAAATCGTGAACTTTTTGAATTTCAATTTCATCAAGTCCACTCGTTTGACGAAGAATACAACGGATTCGACCTGCCGCAGAACGATTGCGTGGGCACAGGATGGTATGATCTACGCCAGTGCTCAGGGTATTGAGTCTCGCATCGATGAGCGTAAAGACAAGAGCTACACCATCCAGGTGTATTCTCGAATGAATGGCGGAGCCGTCCGAATGGAAGGTGCCAAAGTTCACGAATGCCTCAATAAAATTGCTTAAGAAAGGAGCCTAAAACCATGGCTGGTAGAAAAGAACGAGTTTTGGCTCTTCCTGCGTATGACCAAGGGACTATTTTTGGTCCCGGATCAGAGCCAATTCAGGACGTATTTACAGCGAGTGCTACGCAAAAGCATCGCTTAGGTGCAAGATTCATTGATGGCGACCGGATTTTCAGGTATGCAAAGAATAGTTCAGCGGCAACGCTGGCTAAGGCTTTGATGAATCAAGCACAGGTTGTCGCGGCTGGAACACATGAAATTGTTCAAACAGGACATACCTGGTCTGCTGATGATGTATCTGGTACGATGCTTATCACTACGGGTGGAACCTATGCCGTGAACGAATTTACAGACGGTTGGTTCATGGGTAATAAAGTAACCACTGCCCTTGGTGATATTTACAGAGTATTGGCTTCTGAAATCACGTCTGATGACACGATTATCAATCTTGAACTTGAGACTCCTATTCGTAATGCGATTGGAGCTACCGCAGAGTTCAGTTTGATTCCTAACCGATGGTATGATGTGGTGGTTTTCCCGACCGCCCATACCGGATATGCCGCAGGTGTGGCGTTGGTAGATATTGCAGCTAGTTACTATGGCTGGCTTCAGACTGCTGGACCGGCACCCTTGCTTGTGGATGACGATGAAGCCATTGTGATTGGTGATTCTGTTGGCAATGCTGCTTCTACGGCGGTTGCAGGGCAGTGTGGTGTTCGAGCCACATTGGAACAATCTTGGGGCAATGTGCTCTTGGTTGGTGCCCATACGGATGACGCAGCGTTGATCAATCTACATATCGATCAGTAAGAAAGGAG